TAGAACCAATTCAGATTGCTTATCTGAATACGAGTAACAATCTATGACATCTTTATCTTGGCCCAGCATATTATCAGCAAAGCCCAACTCAATCGCTTTATTGACATTCATCCAGGTCTCGTCATCCATCATGGATGAAATCTTTTCACGAGGAAGGTTTGTTTTAAGCTCATAAGCATTAATGATTGATTCTTTGGTTTCAGCTAGCATCTGTGCAGCTTGATCAAGATCTTCTTTTTGTCCACCAACAATGGTTAATGGATTATGGATCATGATCATCGCGGTTGGTGCCATGGAAACTTTTGTTCCTGCCATGGCGATAACTGATGCCGCTGAAGCAGCGATACCGTCAATTTTGACGTTCACGTCATCGGGATAATTCATTAGCATCGTGTAAATGCGACTGGCGGCTACACAGTCACCACCGGGCGAGTTTAACCAGATATCAATCGGCCCTTTCCCATGATTTAGTTCATCTTGAAATACTTGGGGAGTAACTTCATCATCAACCCAGCTATCTTCAGCAATGGTACCGTTGATAGTTAAGACACGTTGATTTTGAGGACCACTCCAGTTCCAGAAACGTTTCATTCTTTTGTTTCCTCACTTTCTTTAGATAGTTGAGAACTATAGAAATTGCCAGCTTGGTTTAGCGGCAGCATGTTACCGTTAACCAGGTACTGATCACCGCCTTCATCAGCGGGGATACGGTTGAGATCCTCTAACTCACGAATGTCATTAGCGAACAACCAGCCGTTTTGTCGACCAATGGCATAACCATTCATGCGACTTTCGTAATCACCACGTAATAGACCATCAACATTAAACTTAATAAAGTATTTTTTCTGGTCCTCGGCAGATAGTAATTGTTGGTTCATGGCTTGTTCCCAGCGGACACACCATGGGTTCAGGGTATACTTCACAAATTCAAGGGATTGTTGTTCGATATTGGAAAAAGTCGAACGATCGAGGTCGCCAACCATATGTGGTGGCACTCGGAAGATGCGGGCGATTTCATCCAACTGGAACTTACGTGTATCTAGGAACTGTGCTTGATCGGGTGGAATAGAGAGTTGGTGAAAAGTCAAGCCTTCTTCAAGGACGGCAATACTGTGGTTATTGGGACCAGAAAATTGAGACTGCCAGCTCTTTCGTAAGCGTTCAGGATCTTTAACTACATTAGGGTGCTCGAGAACACCACCTGGGGTAGCGTCATTTTTGAAAAAGGTAGAACCGTATTGTTCGGCAGCCATGGATAAACCGATCGCATTCTTGGCCATCGCAATTGGACTATAGCCAATTAAGCCATCAAAGCCCAATCCGGCGATGTGAAGGACTTCATCGGATAAGAGAATGACTTGCTTCGATTTATTGTTTGCTTGGTAATCATCATAGTTGCGGGTATAGGTATAGTAGATTTCACCGTTGGCCGCTCGGTTAACATCCATGCGGTCTGGCATTAATGGATAGAGACCAGTGATCTGACCTTGACCATTGCGAATAATCTGCGCGTAGGCATTACCCCAGAGTAGGAGATGGTTCATCAAGGTTTCACGAAAGATAAAACTGGTCATTTCTGGATTTGGCGCATCATGAAGCAAAAAATAAAGCGGGTGGTTAATTGCCCGCTGTCTACCACCATCGCTGGTGTATTGATAAATGTGGAGTGGCAGTTCAGCTAATCCTTCAGCCAAGATTCGCACACAAGCATAAACTGCTGTATTCTGCATTGCGGTGCGTTCGGTCACATTTTGGCCAGCCATCGAACTGCCGAAGAAAAATGACATGGTGCTGGATAGGGTGTTTTTGGGTGAAGCTTTATTGGTATGGAACAATTTATTAAATAGACTCATGGCATCAACTCCTTTCAGTTCTTCGTAATTACAACATTAATAGACCTCGACCATCATAAACAGAATCACCATTATCCTCATTTCGGATAGCACGATCCAGTCCCATAATGGTGGCCACTACGCCATCAATTTTTTCAGTTGACTTAGCCTTGTCAGGTTTAATATTCCCAGCTGGGTCAGTGCGGATATAGATATTGTCCATCATCCAACGCAAGACCGGATGACCGCCATGAGCGATCTTCTTTTCCAGAGTTAATCGCATTAGTTCTTTAGTTGGAGGCGTCATGTCCTTAAATCCCTGGCCAAATGGGACCACGGTGAATCCCATACCTTCAAGATTTTGAACCATTTCGACAGCTCCCCATCGGTCGAAGGCAATTTCACGGATGTGATATTTCTTTCCCAGATCATCAATAAAGTGTTCGATGAATCCGTAGTGAACTACATTACCTTCCGTGGTTTGCAGGTAACCTTGCTGCTTCCAAATATCGTAAGGAACATGATCATGGCGTACCCGCAAATCAACATTATCTTCAGGAATCCAAAAGTAAGGAAGCAGGGTATAGCCTTCAGAGTCATCACGCGGCGGAAAAACCAGAACGAAAGCCGTAATATCAGTGGTGGATGAAAGATCCAATCCACCATAACAATCTCGTCCACGTAATCCATCGGGATCAACTGGAAAGGCACAGTCATCCCATTTATCCATCGGCATCCATCGGACATCTTGTTTAACCCACTGATTTAAACGAAGTTGACGGAAGGTATTTTCTTCAGCAGGATTTTCTTTAGCTGAATTATAGGCATCTTTCACTTTTTCCATTTTGACCGTAATTCCTAAAGAAGGATTGGCCTTTTTCCAAACTTCTGGACTCGACCAATCTTCATCACGTCCGGCGCCGTAAATGACCGGATAAAAACGGGGATCATGTTTACGGCCCTCCATGATGTCGATTGCTTTTTGATGAACCTGGTAACAGATAGAGTGTTCATCATTACCAGCAGTGGTTATTAGAAAGTAAAGGGGCTGTGTTCTGGCATCCCCCGAACCTTTCGTCATGACGTCGTATAGTTTCCGGTTCGGTTGGGTATGAAGTTCATCAAAAATAACTCCTGATACATTGAATCCATGTTTAGAATAGGCATCTGCGGATAGAACCTGATAAAAACTATTAGCGGGTTCATAAATCAGCCGCTTTTGTGAAGCGAGAATTTTGCATCGTTTTTTCAAAGCGGGGTTCATTCGTACCATATCAGCAGCTACGTCGAAAACAATCGCGGCCTGTTGCCGATCAGCGGCACAACCGTAAACCTCGGCCCGTTCCTCACCATCTGCGCAGCAAAGCAAAAGGGCAACTGCTGCCGCTAGTTCTGATTTTCCTTGTTTCTTTGGAATCTCAACATAAGCGGTATTGAATTGACGGTAACCATCAGGCTTCAAAATGCCGAAGATGTCACGAATGATTTTCTCCTGCCAATCAATCAACTCAAATGGTTTACCCGCCCAAGTTCCTTTTGTATGACAGAGACATTCAATAAAAGAAACCGCAAAATCAGCTGCATCCTTGTTGTAAGTAGAATCTTTAGCCATAAAGCGAGTTGGTTTATAATCTTTTAACTTTCTCAAGAAAGCATCACTTCCTTTCGTTAGTACTAAAAAAGTACTGAGAATAAACTCAATGCTGAATGATTAATTGAATTTGCCAGTTAAAATCAGGTTTACATAGCTGGCTCGGTCAGTGGTCAGGTAATCAACCAAATCGTGGCAGTTGTAATAATAGGCTAGTCGTTTAACATTTTCGATATCAAACATGTTTACTTCGCCAGTATTGCGGATTTGTAAGACTTGCTGACGGATGCGGTCGCGTCTAGCTAATTCGTCTTTGATTCTGCTCATAATTAGGCCTCCTGGTTCTTAAAAGCAGCTGATCCGGTTAGATTTCGTAACAGTACTTTCCTTTGTGCTTTGTATTCGGAACCGATAAATCCCAGGCGTAGCAAGAAGCAACGGAAGGCATATTTCTCATTAATCTCTTCGTGTGGTTCTGATATGATTCGTTTGTGGCTGATGGCGTATTGCACTAACTTGTCGACAAATTGTTGATAAGCCAGCGCATCATTAGCATCAACTTGATCAAACCAATTAAATGTTACTTGTTGGTCGTCAACGTCTAAGGGGAGTGTTTCCAGCTGGCAAGCATCCTTAATTAGCTGTCCCTTGGCCCAGATTAGGTGACGCAGGTTATCAAAAGCTTGATCTGTAAATTTATTCAGCTGGTAGGTCAGGTTCAGTTTAATTATTTCAGTAGGGTGGAAGCCTTGCTGTTCAAGGTACTCAAGTAAATTGGTTGGAATCTCATCCGGAGATGTTAGGATTCCATCTTTGTTAACAGTGTACTTGCCAATCTGATAAGCGTAGGTAGGTGTGTACTGATATTCTGCCTTTCGATGAGTATAGACAGCCAGCTTTGTCACCAGTTCTTTTCGCTGCCGACCGTGTACATTAAATTTGATTTCCATCTTCTGTACCTCCTTATTGGGTTACTGTATACATCACTCTAAAAGGCACAGATAGCAAGGCTTTTCAGTACTTTAGGCCGGCTTTTTAACCTTACTGTAAGGAATCGATTTCCCATCCCTTTCCACACTGACTTCCTGATCCGAATCGACTTGTTCAATATAGCGGTTGACGATGACATCGCAATATTTAGGATCCAGCTCCATCATGTAGCAGATCCGATTAGTCTGTTCACAAGCAATCAGAGTCGAACCAGAACCGCCGAATGGATCAAGAACCGTGCAGTTCGACATAGTAGAGTTCATGATCGGATAGGCTAGTAATGGGATTGGTTTCATCGTTGGGTGTTCCTTACTTTGCTTTGGACGATCAAATTCCCAGATGGTAGATTCCTTTCGTCCGGTGTACCATTCGTGTTTACCATCTTTCTTCCAGCCATATAGAACTGGTTCATGCTGCCACTGGTATGGTGAACGACCAAGCACTAATGATTGTTTTTTCCAGATACAGCAACCAGATAAATAAAAGCCAGCATCTTGGAAAGCACGGCGGAAGTTAAGTCCTTCCGTGTCGGCATGAAAAACATAGATGCTGGCGTCATTAGCCATTGCTTGATTCGTATTTTGAAAAGCAGCGAGTAGAAACTGGTAGAACTTGTCGTCGGTTTGATGATCATTCTTGATCTTGCCAGCCTTGCTGGAGTAATCAACATTGTATGGTGGATCGGTTAACACGAGGTTGACCTTATGATCACCCAGTAATTTCTGGTAGCTTTCTGTTTTAGTAGCGTCACCACATAATAAAGTGTGTTTACCTAAGTGCCATAAGTCACCTGACTTTGAAAAGATTGGTTTATCCAATTCGCTATCAATGTCAAAGTCATCATCATGAGTATCATTTTCAGTAGCAAGCAAGTCAGATATTTCATCCTCATCAAAACCAGTTAATGAAATATCCAAGTCACTAGCTTGCAAGTCAGTCATCAATAAGGCTAACTTGTCCTTATCCCAATCACCGCTGATCTTGTTGAGCGCAATGTTCAGCGCTTTTTCTTTTTCTTCGTCTAAGTTGACAACTACACACTCGGCTTCTTTCAGCCCTTCATCCTGGAGAATCTTTAACCGCTGGTGTCCGCCGACCACGCGACCAGTTTGTTGATTCCAGATGATTGGATCAACGTAGCCGAATTCTTTCATCGAATGTTTTAACTTTTCATAATCAGGATCACCTGGTTTTAAGTCTTTTCGTGGATTGTAATCCGCGGGGATGAGGTTCGCTATTTTCTTCTTAACAAATTTCATTAGTTCATTCCTTTCCGTGAACGGAGCAAGCGTTCCATCACATCGTCTTGTGGCGTAGATCCTTGGTAAGTAGTAGCGTTGTTTTCTTTAACAACCTGAAAAATTTGAAACCATAATTGGCTGGATTGCTTCATGTAGTCGCGGCTCATTGATACATAAGGGGAAGCAATTGCATTCCCAGTCGTTGGGTGGCGAGCAAGAAAACCAAACTTTGAGATGCACTCTTCACACTGAATCCAACGGCTGACGCTAACGGCATATTGTTCAATCAGCTGAGTGTTAATTAACTTTTCACAACCACGCTTGACCAACCATTCCCAGGTTTCCTTAAAAATATCAGCAGCGTCAAACTCTAATCCATTTTTCTGTTTGGCTTTTAGGTACTCTTTAACTGGCGGCATCACATGGCCTTCCAAATTAGTTGGAGTTGGTAGGTCAATAACGGTTGCTTTTTGACCAGCTTCGAGCTTATCGTGAAGTGATTTAGGTTTGCGTCCAGCACCAATTCGGGATCCACCACGGTTTGTACCATCTTTAGCCAAATCTCTCCCTCCTTCCGGCAGGGGTTAATACCCTGTTTGATTTCGATTTTTTGCACACGAAGGCCCAGGCCCGCTCCCGCGCGAAAAATTTTTAAGGATTCGATGTCCCCCCTCCGTGAGCTAATAATGATATTGACGTTGTGCTTTGTGCCAACGATCGTCCATTTGTGCGGTAATGCGAGAATGACATGGCTTGCATAATGCCATCAGATTCTTGAAGTCGTTGTTGCCACCATGTTCCAGTGGTAGCACGTGATGGACCTCAGTAGCCTGGGTATACTTCCCTTGGCTCAGGCACATTTCACAGAAGGGATGGTGGAGTAAGTATCTTTGTCTGATCCTAGGCCAGCCACGATGATAACGAGGACGACTGCGCTTTGGTCGTTGGTGGCGATTGTAATAAGAAGAGACTATCTTTTCGTGTTGGTCACAATACATATTGTGTGTTAATCGTGGGCAGCCAGGGTAACGACATGGTTTCTTAGGTGAGTAAGGCACGATGCTCCTTCTTTCTGCAGGCATAAGAAAAGCCCAGCAGTTTAAAGCTGCCAGGCTCCAATCGTTATAAAGCAAATGCCTTTGTCCTAATTTTCTACACTACCATCGTAACATGGATAAGCACTGTGTTTGTTCCCGATTTTACCTTCTTGATTTTACCTTCTTAATGATGGGCACCGTAAAGCAGGAGGGTTAAATGATCGAGTGCTTGGTTCTTACGATTATAGGCAGTCGTCTTAGCAATAAAGTATTTATCCATCAACAGCGCTAGTCCTTCATTCATCGATTGATTCGATGTTCGGTAGCAGGCATCTAGTACGAAGCGCTCGTCATTGGATAGTTCTTTCCAGGCTGGTTCGAACCACTTGAAGTAAAGGCGAGCTTGCTGGTAACGTTCGTTCAGCTTAGTGGTTTGATCGATACCGTGAATCAAACGATGTTCAGTAGGATTATCCTTACTGGTAGTACTAGGAGCAAAACCATAGTGGGGTGAACTAACACCGATCATCTGGTCCTTAGCTAACTTCAAGTCGTCTTGGTAAGAATCGATGATGAACTTCATACCATCATAGTCTTTCAACGCTGCAATGGTTGCTCGTCGTTTATCTAAGTAATTCCACATGATGCTCATGCTACAACACTTCCTTTCAGGTTAGCCTTTACTGCATTGATCAATGCCAACTGAGTTTTATCCTTTCGTTTCAAAGCCGCTAGGATGTTTTCATCAATGGTGCCTTCGGTAATGATGTGATGGATGACCACAGGTTGTCGCTGGCCTTGTCGCCAGAGCCGGGCATTGGTTTGCTGGTAAAGCTCCAAACTCCAGGTCAGTCCATACCAAATCAGAGTGGCACCACCAGCTTGCAGGTTAAGACCGTGACCAGCGGAAGCCGGATGGATAAGTGCCAAGGGGATCTTACCAGCATTCCAATCTTGAATGTCACGAGATGTTTTAATTTCACATACCCTGAAACGATGCTTGATTTGTTCCAGGTCATGTTTGAACCAGTAGGCGACAAGTACTGGTTTACCATTAGCCGCTTCAACTAAGTCTTCTAGCGCATCAAGTTTACGCTGGTGAATTTGAACAACCTGTTGTTGATCATCATAAACACAGCCATTCGCCATTTGACAAAGTTTATTGGATAGACTGGCTGCATTTAATGCATCGATCTGCTTGCCTTGGGTAGACACCACTAGTTGTGCGTTAAGTTCATCATAGATTGCTTGTTCGTTGTTACTCATCTTGACCGGTACTGTGTTCATGGTTAGCGGTGGAAGATCCAAGTAATCCTGAGACTTCATGGAGATGGTGATGTCATCAATGGCCCGGTAAATACTCTGCTCAGCACCCGGCTTTGGCTTGTAAGTGAAGACTTGATACATATTGCGTTTGTCGGGATCAAAGTAGTTCGCCCTGTAATATGAGATGAAGCGTCCGAGCCTTTTACCCATATCTAATACCCGAAATTCTGCCCACAAATCCATTAATCCATTAGAAGATGGAGTACCAGTTAAGCCCACCACGCGCTTAATCAATGGGCGGACTCGCTTAAGTGCCTTGAATCGCT